TCATTACTATCTTGCAAGAGCTCACGCTCATCGGGCGAGAGAAACCAATTCTTTTGTCCAGGCACATACATTGTTTCTTTGACCTGGGCCCAGAGCTGCTGCATGTTGACGCCGTGATTGACGTCTATATCTCTGACAGCGAGTACCCAGAATCTTCGATTCCCGGACGTGTCCGTCAAGAACTCGCGGGCATTGACACTAGCATAAAACGCCGTGCGGCGCTGATAGGTCGTGAAGGCGCGGTCGTAGGGCAATCTGAGCTCATCCGTCTTCGACGTCACAAAGGCTTTGAGCTGGTCAATGTCGGACTTCTTAAAGGTTGACTCGATCTCGCCTAGCTCCACAATCCAATGACTCACGGCTCGCTTAACAGAGTCCTTGTCAGAAGGGTTGAGCGTTGCACCCTCTAAGAGCCAGCCTTTATTGTAATCACATAGGCGCTTGAACCATAAGGTCTTACCGAGTCCTTGGGCGCCTTGCAGCACGAGGATGCCTTCGAGTTCAACGCCATTCTTTTCATAGGCGGCGGCCACACATGAGATTAACCATTTCTTGAGTAACATCTCCTTGAGCTGCGCGGACTCCTCTGTAGTCAGCGAGGCGAGGAAGCTAGGCAAGCGGTCTTGGCCATCCCAGGGTTCGCTATCGATCCACTCTTTGACCGGATTGTATTCACGGGCCAGGATCTTGAGATAATCGCGCACCTTAGTATGCGGTATGCCCATATTAATACAGCGGTTTTCTACTTCGATCAGACTGGCTTCTTCGTGCATGTCAGCGATAAAGGTGGTGTCGGGTATATCGATTTCCATCTTCTTCTTAATCACGTTATAACGCACGTCGATGCCGTGAGTTTGCATCACGCCGTTGATGTTGTCTTTGGTGTTCAAGAAGCGTCCGCTTGCACTACGATGGAAATCGTACTCCACCGGGACATCGACATTCTGCAAGACCACTTCTCCTTCCAGGACTTGCACTTCGTTCTTATGGTCGTTGTAGTCGCCTTTCGACTCGGGCATTTGGATCTCGGCGTAACCGCCTTGTTTTTGTATATATGCTGCGGCCTTCTGCGCTTCCTTCTCACCGGTCTTACTATCGTCATTGTCAGCCACGAAGATGTGTTTGTGATTGGGAAAGTAATGATACATCACCTCGGCGACCTTAATTAAGTTGTAGGCATCGAAGGCGACGACCACCGGCTGCGAGCGGTCAGCGTAAATAGATGCGGCTGTTGCGTAACCTTCTGCGTAATTCAAGCTATCGCTTGTTTTGAAGATCTCTCGGCCAAGCAGAAAAAAGCTACCGCTTTTTTTAGAACCAGTGAGAAAACGCTTGGTGCCATCGGGACCGATATACTGGAGGCCAACGATCGAGCCTTGTTTGTCTTTGAGTGGGATCACCAGGTTGTCGTGTTTGTCTTTCTTGAGGCCATAGGATAAGACTTGTTTCTTCTCCAGGTACGGATGCTTCTCGACATCCTCACATTGCTCCCAAATAGACTGCGACCGCTGCGCGGCCTGCGAATACTTTTCAGCAGACTTGACTTCGGCCTGGCGTCTGAGATCCTCGATCTCCGCCTTCTGTTCTTTAGTCATGCGAAACTTTTGACTGTTCTCTGGTTTCCAGATCGCTGTCGGCTGGTCCGTGCTGATTCTGTAATCACCTATACGGCCAAAGGGGGAAGATTGGTCAAGCCAGGCTTGATACCAGCCGACGAGCTTTCTCTGATTACCAATGTTGATGTACGCTCGACCTACCGAGCCATCAGTAACCAGTCCCTTCTTGGGATCGGGTTCGTAGCCATTGCTGGCTAGAAAATCTCTAAATTGTGAAACATAATCCTTGGTGAAGGGTGCGTCGTAGTTTTTTTTGTTAGGTCCTTTTATTTTTAATGACATCAATCATCCTAGTTTAAATTGTATTTGCATCGCTTTGCAAATGGTTATAGAATAATATCCAAGTTTATTAAATTTTGCAAACACATAAGAGGAGAAAATATTATGAGCTTAACAATTAGTGGCGAAGGTGGTGGCGGAGATCTACCAAACTTACAACCAGGAATATATCAAGGTACTTGCTATAGCATAGTCGATCTGGGCACAACGGACCAGGAATACAAAGGCGTATCTAGCAAGAAAACCAGAGTGCATCTATGCTTTGAAATTACTCATGCGTTAGATCCAGAAAATAATCAGATTACCATGGAGGACGGCAGACCTTTCGGTGTTTTCAAAACCTACACGGCATCTTTATTTGAAGCTGCGGCTTTGCGTAAAGATCTTGAGAGCTGGCGTGGTAAAAGTTTTACCGAGCAAGAGCTCAAAGGTTTTGACATCTCAAATCTGATTGGCTGTACGGCTAAAATAGAAGTGGGCCATACCGCACCAACAGAATTTTCACCTGGTGGCAAACCAAAGATCTTAGCACTGCGTGAACCAAGGGACGGCGTACAAAAGGTCGATACTATCAATGACGCCGTGATCTTTGACCTGGACGTTTACCTGGACGATTTCAGAGGTAAGCAAGGACCAGAAAGCAAAGCTATGTGCGACATCTTCGATGGTCTACCAACCTGGCAACAAGGTGACATTCAAAACAGTTATGAGTTTCAAGCAGTTGACTCCAGCGGTGGTGATTCCATAGCAGCAGAAGTTGGCAAGCTAACAGATGATGCGGCCAAGGAAATGAACAGTCCAAGTTTCGACGACGACAAAATACCTTTTTAGAAATCATGGTGAGTGACCATTCTCCAAGTATCTCACACCAACCATTCCACAATGCGGAAGAGGCGGTTGCTCACCCACCTAATATGTACAGTCAAAAAGCAGAACAAATCGCAAGACTTTTAGATCTCAAGGGCGAGGACTATAACAGTCCGGACTCTTTCTTTGTGCAACTAGCAAAAGCCTGGAGTGGCTTACTCGGTGTCGAGCTGACACCATCGCAGTGTTGCGCCATGATGGTGGTCTTTAAATCTTGTCGTATTATCAATAACCCGGAACACGAAGATAGTGCCGACGATCTTGTTGGTTACTCTTTGATAATGACCGAGTTAGTAAAACTTGTAGAGGACGACCAAGGATGGAAAACCAAATAGAGTACCAGGTTTTTTCTCTACCAGCAGCTGTCATGTTGCAGCATCAATTACCTCAAGAGGTAGTGACGAATCTCAATGATTATCTCGATGTTTTGAGATCCAGCGAACAGCGTGAGTCTGCCTCCGATACTTTAGTCGGGCAGATCCACCAGGGCGAACAATTGAAAATGGATTTCAAAGATCAGACTTTACTCCCATTCGTAAGTATCGTTGAGAATCTGGGCATGGCTTATCTAAAACATTTTGTAGAGCTAACGAAATCTCCTCTCCAGCCTAAAAAAATAAGTATAGATAAGCTATGGTCAGTCCATAGTTTTGAGGGTGACTACAATCCCATACACGATCATTTGACCGCGACCAATATGGGATTGTCTTTTACGACCTGGACACAAGTGCCAGATCAGATCCTTAAACCTGGAGAAGCAAGCGAGCAGAGATACAATCTCTACGACAGCTCGGGCGCCATAGACGGCTTTATTAACTTTACCTATGGTTTGAATCAGATCGGAGATCCAGAGCGTCTGAGGCCATCTCAGTCACGCTATGTCAAACCAGAGCCAGGCAAGTTATTGTTGTTTCCATCCTGGATGCAACATTGTGTTTATCCTTTCTTTGGTGAAGGTGAACGCAGGACTGTTGCTGGCAATCTAAATTGTTTTAACTTAACACCAAAAGAAATAGAGGAGATCCAAAAAAATGAAAGAGTTTAAAGTAGGCATATACGATGATATTCCATACGACGATTATGCAGAGATCCCAGCGTTTAGATCTCACGATCTAACTTCGGTCATTAAATGCCCGTACAGCTGGAAGAATAAAAAAGATATGGTCCAAACCCCAGCCTTGCTTGAGGGCCGTGTGCAACACACTGTATTCTTGGAGCATCATAAATTTGATGAAGAGTTTGTGATCCAACCAAAGTTTGATCGCAGAACCAAGGTAGGCAAAGAAGAATATGAAAACTTCATGGACACCATTGGCAATCGCACCGCGATTACACAAGATCTTTACGATACTTGCATGGAGCGCCGAGAAGTTGTCAAAGACTATATTCCAAAGGAAACCGATAAAGTAGAACATACCCTGGTTTTTGAATGGCATGGTCAGCCTTTTAAATGCCGTATGGACTGGTATGACAACGAGTATGTTTGGGATCTTAAAACATGCCGTGACGCTTCACCTCGTGGCTTTAAAGGCGCGATTAATGCTTTTAACTATCACATGCAAGCAGCACTTTATGTCGATGCTTGTCGGGAGTTAGGCTTGACCGCCAAAGGTTTTAAGTTTCTGGCCCAAGAAAAACAAGATCCATATCCTTATGTCGTTTATACCTTATCGGATGAGGCCTTGTTGTATGCTCGCAAAAGAAATGAGCAAGCGTTAGATTTATTGCTTAGATGTCAAGCAAATGACGACTTCAAACCCTACAATGTGGAAGGGATCCAAACTGTAGAGTTATCAGATCTTTATTGAACGTGATCGGCTAGTTTGAAAGGGCCGTAATCGTAATCATCATTGAACCACTTTACGCAACCATCGGAGTATGGCTCAACCTCCCATTCTGTTCTAGCATGCCATTTGTGATCGAAAATTCCAAGATCTTTTAGATCTCCAAACAAATCATAAAACATATTGCTTTTTTTTCTTGTTGTAGGTTTTTCATAATCCATGAAACCATAGGCGACTTTTAATGCGTATTGAGCTTTTAAAAACTTGGCTACGAGTCCTTTATGTTTATTATCAAAAGGAATTACCTCACCATGCTTTCCTAAACCGCCAGCAGCACAATCGCCACTTCTAGCTACCAAGCAAAATTCTTTCATTATTTTTCCTCCCAATAGCTGCTGAATGGTATCGCGTCTTTGTCGACACCCCAATAAATACCTATGCCGTTTTCGTGGTTGCCCACCTTGATGTTGTCTAGTCTATGATTGACCTTTCTGCCATCATCCCAAAGGATGTCAACAGTCTTGTCAGTATAAACATCGACAACCTCACCGAAGTCTAGCGGGATCCCAGCTCCCCAGAACCCGGTGACTTTTTTGGTTTTTGTGTTTAACACTACGCCACCTCCTTTTCAAAATCTGTTGCTTCTAATTCCCACGGACCACAATGTTCAGTCTTGCTCACATAGTAGCT